CATCTCGCCCAAGGCGGACTTCATTCCCCTGCGCGCTACGGACTACGAGATCAACACCACGGTCAAGGAAGCCATGGGTCTCGGCACGCGCGGCATCTATGTTGACGCCAAGAAGGGCCAGCGCCCGCGGATCTTCGTTAACCTAGACAAGATGGCGACCGGCGACGTGGCTGGCCATGAGATCGGCCACGCCATCCTCAAGAGCGACATCCTCGGCGGCGAGGTGAAGCGCGGCATGCGGGCCATGGTTGACCAGCAGTATGGCACCGATGGAGTCGCCGCCCGCGGACGCGAATACGTCACAGCGAATCTCACGCAGGAAGTGCGCGACGGCACAACCGGTATCCAATTGAACGTGTTGCGCCCCGATGAGGTGACGCGCATTGCCGCGGCCGGTGGCGACGAAGCGGCCGAGCAGGCGCTGAAGAATGAGTTTATCCGCGAGCGCTGGGCCAACGACACCGACTGGCGCAAGCAGGCCATCGAGGAGCGCGCCGACATGCTGAACCAAGAGCGCTTGGCGCAGGGCGAGATCTCTTGGGACTGGGCGCGCGACGAGATTGCCGCGGAGACATTCAGCGGGCTTGGCAAGGGTCTCAACCTTTCCGGCGTTCGTGCCAGTGGTCCGCTGAGTCGCGCGGTTGGCGCTGCCTCTGCAGGCTTCGAGGCCATGGGCGCTCGGATGCGCGGCAACGGCCGACTGGAGACACCCAACCGGCTCTTCGTGGAAAACCCGCTCTTCGACACGCCGGAGATGCGCAAGGCGGTCAACAACTACGTCAAGACGTTCGACCGCTATCTGGTCGGTCTGGAAAAGGAAGGCTCCGTCAAACAGCGCGGCACGCCGATTGCGCCGACCGGCAAGGCCAGCGATGCCATCCGCAGTCCTCACACTCGCCTGCACAAGAACGGCAATGTGGTTGAAAACGATTTGTTCTTTCAGCGTCCAGACGGAACAGTCGTTCCTAAGTCACAGCAGCAGATCAATACGCAGGACAAGTCGCGCGCTGCCACGATTAAGTCGATCAATGACCGGACCAAGTTCGTTAACGAGAACAGCAACGAGTGGGGCGCTCGCAAACTTAGCAATGGCCGCGTCGAAGTTGGCGGACCCAACCTGCCGCCCCAGTTCGACTACTTCATCCAGATACCGGAGTACCATCGCAATCTCGTTCGAGAGTTTGAGGCCGGACGCGCAGAAGGTCGCAGCTATTTGTATTCCATCAACGTCATCGGCAGCCGCGACTCAGGAACGTACAAGGTCACAAACTACGGCAACATCGAGGCCAAGACCGGCGAGATGGTTCCCTTCGGTGCCGCCGTCTCGACCAAGAATCATGTGCTGATCAAGGCGATTGACCTTAACTCGTTCCGCGCTTCGGCCATCCGCGCTATCGACAACGAGCAGCTCGGCGAGTTTGGCAATGACCTCCGCGCGGTGGAGACCGGCTTAAAGCAACTTCTCAGCAACTACGAGAACGGCGTTGCGGGCGAGACAGGACTAGGCGTGACGCGCAAGAACATCCTCAACGGATTGCTGGGCACCGGCACGGTGATGCAGCGCCAGAGCAACCCCGCTTGGCACACGCTGAACAACCAAGGCAGCGTCCGCACGTTCCGTCTGGACCGCATCAACTACGCGGAGCCATACGGCACCGGCTACTTCCCGCACTACAACAAGATCAACATCAACGCGCTGCCGGACGACGCCGGTCGCATGTCTCTGGATCAATACGGACAGTTCGACGCCGACCGTAAGGCGGCTTGGATGAACAAGGAGGCGGTGAAGCGCGGCTTTAGCAACGCAACCAATTGGCAAAACGCAGACGCGCAGGGATTCCAAGCGGCGGATGGGCAGTATCGGCAGCAGTTTCCGGCGGGCGGTGCGGCGCAGCGTGGGAGCGCTATGCCAGATGCTACAACCACATCAAAGGCTGCTAAAACGCTGGAAGACCTCAAGCGCACTTCGTTCATTCCTACCAAAGTAGCGTCTGATGTTCTTGGAGGGTTTCCAGAATATCTAAAGCCGGTTGCGCAGTTTATTGCAGATCAGCGCGGCAAGCTCGTCGAGGGCAAGATGAACATGCGCGACATCACCAAGGCTTATGTGATGACGATTGCTTCGCAAGGCTCTGGAGCGAGAGCCGTTGAGGTTATTGCCAGCAACTTGGCCAAGAAGGACATTCCATTTGCCCCCACTCAGGAGTTTTTGACCACAGACAAACAGGGGCGCGCGGCAATTCGTCCCGAAGAAGCTGCCGCCTATTGGCTTGGCACCGAAGCAGGACAGCGCGCCCTCAACAACGCGGAGAGCGGCGTGTTTAATCCCAGCGACTGGCAGGAGATGGTCGCTCTGCGCAAGGCATACGGAGATGACAGGTTTGCCACTGTGCGCGCATTTTCGCCGGAGAACATCGCACGCATTCCGCAGGTTCTTGCCGATATCAATGCAAGCCGCGGCAACACCGACGCCGTATTGACAGCCGTACAAAAGCTCAACGGAATTTCTACAGGCAAGAAGGGCTTCATTTCACACCTTCTCGGCATTGGCGACGTGCCGACGATTGATGCTGTGGAGATCAATTTTTGGCTGACCGGAAAAGGAGACGTTGGGAAGCTCAACACTAAGCGCGCCGACCTTGTTCGCCGCGTCAAGGAGTCGGTCAGCGACAGGCGCGTCAGCGAGGAGTTGTTCCGGCGCATTGACAACCGCATCAACGGATTGCGCGATCAGGTGCAGGGAGGGGCTGAGGTCGATCCAGAGGTCTGGTCGCACGTCATGCATCACTGGCTTTGGGACAAGGCCAAGAAGATCGAGACGACACACGAAGGCATGTACAGGGCGCAGGCCAGCTTTTTGCCGGACACCGTCATCAGCGACGAAGGCGGCACCGTCTGGCGCACGCTGCAAGAGGCTCCTGTTATTACGCTCAAAGACCTGCGCGGGAGAAAGGTCTTTGCGTCCTTCGCGGACCTTACAAGCGCGGGCAAGTTGTACAGGGGTATTGATTCAAGCGAGGTGGCTATACCGGTGCGAACACACGGCGGACCAGAATGGCCGTTGCTACAAGCAGAGCGTGTTGGCGAGGAAACCAACGTGTGGTCTAATCAAGGCGCCGGAGTTTCAACAACCAAAGCCAAGCGCGCAGACGAGGGCGCAATCATGCTCGTCGCGGCCATGCACAAAAACGCGCACGTCAGCAACACGGAAACGTCCACGGCGGTCATTGCAACAAACGCAGCCTATGCGCGCGATGGAAGAATTGCCGGAGACAATTTGCAGCGCCTCGATGACATGATTCGCGCGGAGATGCCTGACTTTGTTGGTATCGAGTCGCCGGACGTCATGGCGTACGTCAACAAGCTACCGTTCCAAGGAGAAAGAAGCAGAAGTCGCATCGCGCAGATTCTCGGATCGAAAGAAGCCGAAGCTCTGGGGGCGCCAAACTTGCAGCGCATATTGGACGAGATGCGCTCCTCGGAGTTTGACGGACTACGGATCGGCGACGCGGTCATGGCTATCGAGCTAACGGCGGGCGCTCCGGTTCTTAAGCTCGGAGAGAATGGAACGCTGAAGCATCCATCTTATCAATACGCCGTGCGCGGAAGAGTTCTCGGCCGATTCGCGCGCCCCATTAACGTCGAGACGATCTTCGATGACTTTTACGCGCAGAGAAGGGCGCAGGGTAAGCCGCAGCAAGGAGACAGACGCGCGCTTGACTTGGCAAAGCCTGTGCAGGTGATCACTGACGCTATTGCTGACAGGATTCCAAGCACCGCATACACGGCGATCAAATCTCCGCGGCATGCGCAGCTTATCAACATGGCCGTCAACGATCAGTGGCGCTCTACCTCGGCAAGCGTGAAGCAGGGAGGCGTTAGTCCGGCAGACATTGTTAGCGCGCTGAATGCATCTCCCGCCAAAGTGGCTCTTTCTAGGTATGATCTAAAAACCCTTAGCGGCAAGGTGCGCGCAAAAGAGCTTGAGGTCTTCCAGCTAGGCGACTCCGGCGTGTACTTCGGAGTGCGGAAGGGCGATCCGGCGTCAGACTATGGTCTGGCTCCAGATGCGTATGGCTTTGGGCCGGATGAGCGCACGCTGACGCTGGTGATGAATAACGAGCGCAAGGCCGGAGGAATGGCCGACGCCATTGTCGTCAAGGCGCTGCAAAATGGTGTGACGGCGCTGGACTGTTTCGCCGTTAAAAGCGGCAGGTCTCCGAGTGGATTTTTGCCAGAGCTTTACGAGCGCTTTGGGTTTCAGAGGGTTGGAGAGATACCATTTGATCCTTCTTTTTACTCGAAAACCGAGCTTGCGGATCTGAGGAAATACTGGAAGAGTACAGGGTGGGACGAGTCGGCAGGAATGCCTTCAATCGTCCTGATGAAATGGAAGGGAACTAATGAACAAAGACCAAAAAGCCTACGAGAACTTGTTGGCCAAAGTTCGTCAGGTGTTCGCCAAGGAGATAAACGAGGGTCTCTATTCCGAGACGCAGAAGGATCTTCTGGACGGCTTCCTAGACGACGCGGTGGCTCGCAGCGGCGGACCGGACAAGGTGACGCTGGAGCAGGTCAAGGGGTGCAAGGATCTGATGCAGGAGTGCGGCTTGGCCGCGGCATCCTAGGTCCGGTTGAGGAGCTGATCGGATTGTCTCCGGCCGAGCTGCGCAACCTCGGCATTCAATAGCTGCATAACTTTTCAAGCATTCCGCAGGGAAGACTCTAACGTGTCGCGCTCGGTGCGAAGCCTTGGACAGACCCCAAGTAGGTGATCTGATTATGGCCCAAGGCAAAGAGCGCTGCTTGATAAATTTGCTGTAGCACAGACGACAGTCGGTAGCGCTCCGACCGCCGCCGGTTGTAAAACCGTCAAAAACGGCACTGCCAGATAAGGTGCCAGAGTGCCCGCCAACCCGCATGAATGCTGGGTCCGCAGATGATTACAAATCAGGTGCTCTACCAGCTGAGCTATACCGGCGACTCTCAAATTCCAGAGAAAAAACCTGTCCGCACTTGTCCGCATGTATCCGAGTGTGGCATGTCGTTTGGCAGACAATCGGCCAAGATTTGCCAAACTTGCCAGCCAAACTGACAAACTTTACTTGCGATGATTGGAAATCCGGTGCATTGGGTGAGGCATGGAAACCACTCACCCGATTAAATCCAGTTCGATCAGCGGCAAACTCTACAAGACCGATGCGTCGCCCTTTTGGCAGCTCCGGTTCCACCACCCCAGCGACCGCAAACGCAAGCGCATCAGTCTTGGTACAGAAGACCTCGCGCTGGCGAAGGCCCGCGCCAAGGTCATTCTTGACGACACCGCCGCCAAGGGACTTGAAGCCCTGCGCGATCACGCGCGGCGCGACACATCTGAGTCGATTGGGAGAGCGATTGCGCATTACGAGAAGTTCAGCAAGATCATCAGCACCCGCGACAATGTCAATTGTATGCTCCGATTCCTGCGATGCGCGCTTGAGATCGAGGACAACGAGGTCATCAAGCAAAAGCCGCTTTCCATCCTCACGCCAGCCCTCATCTCCAAATACATGCGGAACTACAAGGGTAGCCCCTACTCCGTCCGTACTAACCTAGCTTCGACCCGCGCCATTTTCGCCCACAGCCTCGAATGGGAAGGCTTTAATTTGCCCGACAACATTTCCAAGTTCTGCGAGGCGACAACAGGCATGAAAGCGCCAGTCAGCACCTTTGTCCGCATCGCGCCGGAGATTCTCGACAAGATGGAAGAAAGGAGCGCGGCAATCGGCGACTCCACGCGCCGCGCGTATTTACTAACTCGATACCTCGGTATGACCCCCTCGGAGTGTGCCGCCGCCCGCAAGTCATGGATCGAGGACAGAGAGGACCGCAAGGTGATCGTCATTATCGAGCGGCCAGAGGAAGACGTGACGCTGAAGACCGGACACAATCGCGGTCGAGTCATGTCGCTTCCGAAGTGGATGTCCGCCGAGTTGCTAAATGTCGAGGGCGACTACTTAATCACCGGCAAGACGTTTGAGACGCGCAAACGATTCATGGAGCGGTTTTTCAACGCATGGGTCCGCGAGTTCATCCCCGACCGGCGCTCTGCAGCCTACGAGCTGCGCCGCCAAGCCGGTTCCGACATGTTGAACGCGACCGGCAAGATCTCGCTCGTGCAGCACATGCTTGGCCATACGAGTCCGCAGACGACCGCTAGGTTCTACGCGGTCTATGACCGCGAGGTGGACGTCGCGTCAGTATGGGATAAGTCCACCAATTAGACATGTCCGGCGCGACGTGTCGAAGAAACGCCGAAATTTAGACATATGCCGCTTCCATGCGGCAAATGTGCGCCTCAATCGCCGCAACTTTTTCGGCGTATGGCAGGACATCGAGTTCTAGGCAGGCGTTGCGTACGCAGCCGTCGCTCAGGCACAGGCGGCGCATCATCGAGAACAGCTCCGGCGAGTCAAAGACGCGACCGGCGTGGCGCAGGCCGGACCATGGAAAGGTGCCGGTGGCGAAGTAATCGTGGCGCATCATCGGACCTGCAGGGTTTGCGCGGTCTGTGGCGCCTTCGGTTGCGTCGCCGAGTACCAGTGCGTGTAGCGCGGAACGCGCAGCAGCAGGCGAGACGGCACGCGGGAGCCGGAGGGATACAGCGCCTCCTCGTAGCTCTGCGTATCGTGCGGGACGTACGCTTGGAAGCGTGTCGGCTTCTGCCAGTTGCCAAACTTGTCGGCGACGACCTTGAGCTGCAGCGGTGTGGTGCCGACATACTCCGCGTTCATGTAGATGACGGCGCCGGTCGGAATGCTGCGGATGTCAATCGTCAGGACCGGCAGCGCCTGCTCGGTGTTGTAGTCGTTGGGTGTGGCGGCACAGCCTGCCAAGGCCAGCGCGAGGATGGCGAGCGGTCTCATGCGACCTCCTCGATGGGCAGCATCAGTTGCGGGTCCGCGGCCTCCTTGCGGGCGAGCTGCACCATGTGCGCGTGGCTGATGACCAGCTCGGTCAACTTGAGCGCCGCCTGCAGATCGTAATCATGGTCCGCGTTGAACGTGGCCGCGGACTGCGCGATGGCGTGGGTGTTGAGGGTGGTCATTTTGTTTGAACGGTTGCGCCAAATAAGTCGCGCAGGTTTGCGCCGCGCCAATGCACTCGATCTTCAAAGCCAAAGATTCCGGCATTAACGCGAACAGGCGTGTAAATGTACCAGCCGTCTATGCAATCGCATATGCGTGCATTTTTCCCAAACTTGTCGCGGATTCTTTTTTCGTAGTGCCGCGCCTCGTTCAGTCTTTGCAATTTTTTATTCATGACGATTTACGCAGCCCTCCGGTTCAAGACAGGTATCTCCGAGTTCGCCGAGATGGCAACGCACTTCGGCTTGGCCTTCACGGTCACCGTCTGGCCCATCAGGGTGGTGAACGTGCGGGGTTCGACCGGCAGCGCAATGTAGGCTGCCGTGGGTGTGACGCGCTCGACGCGCACCGGTCGGCCGTCGTAGCGGACGAGGTCGCCGGTGCGGAGGCGGGTGAGTTGCTGGTTGAAGTTCCAGCGGATGGTGGGCAGCGAGCGCTGGTGCGGAACGCGCCGCTCGTTGTCGTAGTGGGCATGCACACAATGCGTTCCATCCGGCGTGTGCCCATTGTAGTGCGCGCGGCCGGACGAGAACTTCGTGCTGCCGCCCTCACGAATCCAAGCGATCACATCCTGCGCCTGCTCCTCGGTTGCGAAGTAGATCCACTCCCAATTTCCACCGCCATCGCGGGAGATGTATTTGTGCGGGCATTGGTCTTGTTGCGCAGCCGTGGTGTTCGCTGCGTCCGTTGTGGTGTATGTGTTTTGCATAACAGTGAGGACTTTAGAGGACGACTGTGGACGTGTCAAATAAATATTTTGAGGCGGGTTCCCCTGCCCCGACCGGCGCCGCCGCCGACTTGGCGGGGCGCTTGGCAACGGTGCCGGACTTGGTGAGCGTGGACTGGTATGCCAGCGCTGTCCGGCGCAGGTCCGCCCTCTGCTCGGCCGTCAAGGAGAAGCGCGCCCTGCTTTGCCCAAGAAAGCCGCCCTGCGTGTATTTTTTGCCGTCCTTGAACACGGCGTGAACGCGGACGCACTTGAGGTCAGGCGAAGAGATGTGTCCGGCCTCCGCGCCGGTCAGGTGCTCAACTGACTCAACCTGTGCCCAGCCAGAGGGCATGCTGAATGATCCGGCCGAGACACCCTCCGAAAAGATCCAGTCACCGGCTTGGAAGTCTTCGAGCGGCTTGCGGCGGCGCTCGTCCAGCCACGTCTGCGCAGCGCGGCCGCGTTTGGTAAGCGTGGCCCCGCGGCCGTGGCACTTGAAGCACACGCCGCCGTAGACGGAGTACGGCATGCGTCCGTCGCCGCCACAGCGCGTGCAGGTTGTGTTTTCAAATAGCAGCTTGCGCTGCGCCGGTTGGGTTTGTGTGTTCATGTGGTGTGGTGGTTAGTGGTTGTGCGCGGGGATTGGACCCGCGCGGGTTGAATTAGGCAGCGAGCGTTCCGAGTTGTTTGCGGTTTTTGAACCACTTGCGACCATCCTGCGTCTTGGGGATGCGCAGGTTGTTATCGATGCGAATCTCGTCACCGACGATGTGGGCGACCGAGAACGGCGAGTCGCTGAGGCAGCTCATGAAAGGCTCGAACTTGTGGAGCAAGTCGATGTCCGCGCTGTAGACGTAGTAGACGTCGCCATTGTCGAGCACCGCCGCTTGGCTGCAGTGGCGGTCGATGTCGGCAATCGTGCGCTTGGCTTCGGCAGGATTGTAGCTGAGGTCCATGCCGCTGGCGGCGACTGCGTCAGCGAGCTTGGTGTGGTGGCTTTTGATTTGGTGTGTGGTGTGTGTATTCATTACAGTGAGGACATTAGCGGACATCTGTGGACTGCACAAGGAATATTTTAGCCCTTACATGAAAAAGTGCCTTTTACTCTGTAAATCAGGCCAAAAAAATTACTGCTCGGCGAGAAACTGCTGCAGTTTTTCCTGCGTTTGCTTGAGGTGCCGCACCGTCATGCCTCGGAACTGGTCCGTGAGCGGCCCTCCGAATGCCTCCTCGCAGTCGAGAAAGAATTCGAGCGCCATCTGCGCATACCGGTTGTTGCTCACGCGGTGCGCGGGCGCAGCTCGCATGATTCTGGCGTGTAGCGTGGGCAGAAGCGAAACCGTGACGCGCTTGCTGTCGGGACGTGCTGCCCTTGTTTTGGTTTTCATACGTCCGCAAACGTCCGCCCAAGTCCTCACGATGTCAACACCGGCCCATGCGCCGGACATGGGGTCTTCACCCTATGACGCACGCCCCCCAAAAAAAAGATTTGCACGCCGGTCCGCATTGTGTGCACCTTTGCATACGCCATTACTTTTATGACCACACCTCTTGTACTAACTGTCACCGAAGCGGCCAAAGCTGTCCGCTGCCGCCGCACCGTCCTCGAAGACTTCATCCGCACCGGAGAACTCACCGCGTTCTCGGTGGGCGGACAACGAGGGACGCGCATCTCTCACCGCGCGCTCGAAGCCTTCATGACCAAGCGCGCCCTGCGCACCAGCAAGTAACCTTTATGACAAACACACCCACCATGCTCGAAGCACTGAGCTACCTCACCGACACGACGTTTGTGTCCGTCGTCGCGCTGACGTTCAGCGTGTTCCTCGCCCTCGAAGCCATCAACCGCATCGGAGGACGGTCATGATCGACATGAGCTACTACCAGCAGGAGATGTGCGAGTGCGGAGACCCTGAGTGCCTCGGCTCAACGCACGTCGCCGCGGCGATGGTGCAGACACTGCCGGTCCTGCGCGCCCCCATGCAAAGACTGCTCAACGAGCGCGACGAGGCGCGCCGGATGTGCGAGGTGCTGGCCGCGGCGCTGCCGGACCTAGCGCACGTCACGACCTCGCCCAAGGCGATGGCCGCGGCGAGCAATGAGATCCACACCGCGCTGCTTGCCTATGTGAAGCTGCGCAAGGGTTGGGATGAAGGGAGCGCGAAGTGAGCGACGCCGAGCGCATTCAACAGCTCGAAGCGCGACTGCGCAACACCGAAGAGCAGCTCACCACCTACAAGGACAAGATCGACAAGGACGATTTGATCCGCTGCCTGCGCGCATCCCGCGACAGCTACCGGAACGAGACCATTCAACTCAAGGACAGGATCGCTGACCTTGAGCAACAGAACGACGGACTGCGCGACGACAACATGAAGTGCGACGCGATGATGCGAGAAGCCCGCAGTGAGAGCCGCGACCTAAGAGCGCAGCTTGTCCGCGCCGCATGTGGCGAGATCAACCGGCTGCAACGCATGGAGGTCGCAGCATGACGACCGCGCACCGACTCACCCACCGCGCCAAGGCGTTCAGCCTTGAGACCTACGAGAGCAGCTCCCGCTGGCGCTCGAATGCGGCCATGGCCATGGATCGCGTGAGCGACGGCACTGAGATCCTTGCCGACCTCGTAGACCATGTCTCGCGCGCTTTCCGCAAGGGACGCGCGTCCGCTCACCTCACCCGCAAAGAAGCCTACTTTGCGGCGCACGCATCCGGTCGCCGCGAAGCCTTCATGAGTGGCTACCGATTTGCCCTGAGATACCAACGCCCAAGCCTAACCCCACATGAATATCGGAAAGAAAACTAAGACCTATCGAGGTGCCGCCCCAACGGTGCCTGCGCACATCATGCTAGTCATCGCGCAGCGCATTTGGAGGAAGCGTCGCCGTGGCTGACCTCGGCTTCATCTTCATCGGCTTCGCCGCGGGTATGCCTATTGGCGCGCTCGCCGCGTACGGCTTCATGTTCCTCTGGGCTATCCGGTGCGGGCGCGAGGAGGACGCGGAGTGACGACGAACAGCGTCAACCCGAAGACCGGCCTGACGCGGTATCCCGCGGCGCTGTGCTACTGGAACACCAGCGGCAAGCGCTGGGTGATCCAAAGCCGCGTGCAGGAGCTGTCCAGCGCGCTGCGTCGCATCAAGGGCGCGCGGCGCTTCGGATACGCCATCATGGGCGGTCACCTGACCCTCTGGGCGATGGATTGCACCGCGGCCAAGGCCAAGAGCGTGATCAGGGGTCTGACCAAGATTTTGCGCGACATCTCAGCGCAGAACGCACCGGCTAAAATCAAGCAGGAGCCACTTTGTTTGAGCGGCAGGGTAGGAGGAGCGAAATAATCATGGGAAGACCTAAAACACGCAGCAAGCCGAAGGGCACAGCGAAGAGCACGAAGCTCATCGAGGCGGAAGACGGACGCACCATCGTGAGCGTCCAAGGCCACACCGGAGAAGACGTCCCACCGGCCAAGGCCGCGGAGATCCTCGCCGCCCACGTCGCCGGTATGCCCGCCACACGCATCGCACGCGCTTTCAACACGTCCTACCACACCATCATTGCCCTGATCCGCAACCGACCAGAAGCGCTAGAGAAGGCACGCCAGACGGCAGCCAACAACTGGAAGACGCTCGCAGCCGTTGGCACCGCCGAATTGCTTGATCGTGTGCCGGATATGAAAGACCACGGCTTGGTCATTATGTCGGCAGTGGCGACCGAGAAGGCCGAGCTACTCTCAGGCGGCGCCACGCAGCGCGTCGAGCATGTCACGGCACCGGCCGCAGAGGCTTGGGATACGTTCGTGGCCGGACTCAAGGCGCGTGGCGATGTGGTGGATGTGGCGTTTGAACCGGTCGAGGTGGGCGGAGACACGCCCCAAAAGACCGCTTCCGCCCTCCCGCCGGTCAACTCCACCCCGAAACCGGAGATCATCGATGCTGATGTTCAACGACTTACGCTATAACCGAATACTATGTCCAGAATGTATAATGGAGCCACAGCGATTAACCCCTCGCACATTCCTCTGTACAGAGGGGGGGGAGGGGGTCTGACTTGATTTTTTCTTCGCAAACCCCCGACCGGTAAGCCCTCGCAAAATTTTTCACAAAAACACCCATGCAAAACCTCATCGAAAAAGCCAAAGCCGCCTTCAAGCCTCAACCCCAACCCGCCCCCAAGCCAGCATCCGGTCCTAATCCGGTGTCCGAACAGGTAGCCGCCCTGCCGGTCGAGCCGGTGACGGCCGCAGAGCCGAAGCCGGAAGCCAGCCTAGTCGCCGCCCCCAAGTCCGCCAAGGAGCTGGCCGAGGAGACAGCGCGGCAGGTTGGTTTCCGGCAGGGCGACGAGTTCGCCAACATCAGGCTGTGCAAGGCTCAGACCCCGCGGAACTCGCACATGCTCTACATTGAGAACCTTCCGAACTGGTCAGAGCGGGCGATTTGCTGGGTGAAGGACGCTGAGAGCTGGAAGCCGGTGTGCCCGCCGCATGACAAGCTGAAGGTTAAATACACCGGCATGGCGAACGCGGACGGCGTTTTGATGTTCGAGTCGTCGGACATCTCGAAGCGCAACCGTCTCAGGAGGGCACAATGAGCGTCGCCGCGACCTCTTACGTCTGGGAGAAGAGCGCGGCGGAAGGCGCCGACCGGCTGGTGCTGCTCGCGCTGGCTGACTTTGCGGATGAGTACGGCAACTGCTTTGGATCTTGGGGCAAGCTGTGCAGCAAGACGCGCTTGGCTCGCTCAACCGTTGCCCGCTCTTTGCGCCGCCTGCAGGATTTCGGCGAGCTGGCCATGGTCGAGAAGGGGCATCGCCGCATCGCCGGAAACGGCTCCGAGGCGACCGTTTGGCGCATTGTCGGACTGGCGCCGGAGATAGGTGTCAAATTGAGACGGGTCCAAAATTTGGACCCAAGTAGTGTCACGATTGGACCCAAGGAGTGTCAGAATCGGACCCCAACTATAAGTAACAATAAGGAACATCTATTAGGTGACACTCCGGCGACTCCGTCGCCTTCGCATCCTCCCAAAAAGGACGAGGCAGCAACCGGCGCCCCCGAACCTAAACCGCGCAAGGCCAAGGTTCCGGTCGAGGTTGTCGGCCCCGATTCGCTTCCCCTACCCCACTCCGGCTCCGGCTTCCACAAATGGTGGGGCGAGTTTTGCGAATTTCGCACCGGCAAGATCCGCGGGCGAAACAACCCCATGACGTTGCGCGCCGCCAAGATCATCTTGGACGAACTGGCGACCGTCAACGAATGGCAAGCCGTCGAGGCGATCAAGACCGCCATCGCCTGCGCTTACGTTAAGCCCTACACCGACAAATACCGCGACAAGCGCGGAGGAGTGCATAACCCGCAGCCTCTGCCGCAGCAGACGTCCGGCCCCAGCGCCCTAGAGCGCAGCCTGCAGCGCGCGCGCATGGAGGTAGCAGCGTGATAAACCGGATGGCCGAGTTTGACCTGTCGGCGTGCCGCAAAGGCGAGATCTCCGAGCAACTGTTTGCGGTCGGCGCCATGGTCCGCGACTTTGAGATTTTCGCACCGCGCGGGCACTCACAGACAGCCGACCTGTGCATTATCAAGGCGGGTCAGCGCCCGCTCATGGTGCAGGTCAAGACCGCTTACTTTGACGGCGTGCGCGGTGAGTATTCTATAAACGTCGGACGAGGGCGCTCAAGCAAGTCAGCCTACCTAAAGGGCGACTTTGACATCCTCGCCGCTTACCTGCCGGATCGAAATCAGTTTGTGCTTTGGACGCTCGAAGATCTGAAAGGGCGCAAAAAGGTCCGCTACTCCCCCACAAGACATCGAGCACCCAATAACTGGGACTTGCTAGACGATGTTGCACAATCGCTAACTAATTCTAGGGGTATGACAGCCCCTGTCCCACCCCCTTCTTTATAGTTTCCCACATCATGAAAAACCGTAAGACCAAACCCAAGTCGTCTCAGCCCAAGCTCGCTGAATACACCATCAACATGGAAACCATCACCGCGTCCGTGGACGACGCCAAGGCCACCCTCGACGCGCTCTACCTGCTGCTCAACGCAGTCATCGAGCAGCTCGCCGCGGCGCAAGGGAGGGCCAAGAAGTGAACCCTGACCTAGTAGTCGGCGAGATCGGCTTCGGTAGCAACTTCGGCTCCTCCGCGGAGCTGGAGTTCTACCGAGCGGAGGACAAGCGCAACTCGGCCGAAATGGCCAACCTCGAAGCGGAGAAGCGCGAGCTGATTAAGCGCGTCAATCGGCTCAAGCTCGTCTTGAAGCGGTGCGCGGCGCTCTCTCCCGACGTCAGCGACGAGAAGCACGAAGCCCTGCTCGCCGTGGAGGAGCCGCTGTGAGCGCCGGAAAAGGCGACGCCCCGCGGCCGATAGACGGCTCAAAATACCGCGAAAACTGGGACGAAATTTTTTGCAGAAAACGCTTAAAAGTTGTTGCCCCTATGTCCGCATTTGTCCACACTTGCACGCATCAAGACCCACCGGCTGCCACCACGCCGAACGACGTAGAAACGGCAGCCGATGAGACCCGAACTTAAACAAACCCTGAAAAGCGTATGGCCCCATGTAGCAGACGATGTCATAGCGGTGGACGAAGCGTGCGACCGCTGGCTCAAGCGTCGCTACGAAATGCGTCAGCGACGGAGGGAGCGCAATGAGTCCGGTGCAGACTTTCATCTACCTAGCTTTCCTCGCCCTGCTGGTTCTCGCCGTGCTGGCAGCGAGTGATGACGACGACGACAACTTTGTATGAAAACCACCACCACCCCGCAAAGCCCAAACACCGAGAAGGCGGTCCTCGGCACACTCATGGCCGAACCAAAGCTCGCCGATGAGGTTGCCGGTCTGCACGCTGATCTTTTTTACACTCCGGCGCATCGCGCGATTTTTGATACTATCACCGAGATCCGCGCAGACGGCGGTGTGCCGAATATCATCGCGGTCACGCAGAGGCTCGACGCGCAGAAAAAGCTGATTTTTGTCGGCGGCGCCGGAGCTATCACCGAATTTCTTTTGCAAGCGTGCGGTGGTCTGGCCGCGCTTGAGTACCATGCCCAAACCTTGCGCGATCTGCACGGCCGTCGCTCGATTATCTCCGCGGCAGTCGCCATGCAAGCGGCGGCGCACGACATGGCCGCGAACGCCGACGAGGTGCTGCAGTCCGCCGGAGAGAGTGTCCTGTCGCTCAGTCTCGGCGCGCCGACCGACTCGATGCGCAGCGCGGCCGACATCGTGCCCTCGCTTCTCGAAGAGCTGGAAGCGCTGATGGACAACAAGCAGACGCTCGGCCTGCGCACCGGCTTCGCCGATCTGGATCAGGTGACCGGCGGTCTGCGCGGCGGCACGTTGACCGTCATCGCAGGACGTCCGGCCATGGGTAAGAGCGCGCTGATGATGAACATCGCGGACAACCTGATGCGCCGCAAGGTGCCGGTGCTCTACTTCAGCCTCGAAATGCCCGCCAATGAGTTAGCCGCTCGCGTAGTGTTGTCGCGCGCCAACACCAACACCGAGCTGGTCCGCAATGGATTTGTCGATCACGCCGGAAAGCGCCGCATCGGTTCCGCCGCTTTGGATTTTTCCGGTGAGCCTTTGTACATAGATGACCGCTGTGGCATGAGTCTCTTGGACATCCGCGGACGTGCAAGGTTGGCCGTTCGCAGGTGGGGCGTGAAGATTGTCTTTGTTGATTATTTGCAGCTCGTCTCGCACTCGAATGCGAAGTCGCGCGAGAATGAGGTCGGCTTTGTCAGCCGCGGATTAAAGGCCATGGCCATGGAGCTAGGCATTCCAGTGGTCGCCGCCGCGCAGTTAAACAGGCAAGCGGAGAACCGGCCCGACAACCGGCCGAAGCTCTCCGATCTGCGCGAGAGCGGCAGCATCGAACAGGATGCCGATCTGGTCGCTCTCGTTCATCGCCCCGCTTACTACGCGGTCGCCGACGAGGAGCCAGAACCACAGGACGCGGAGTTAATCATTGCGAAACACAGGGCCGGACGAACCGGCACCTTGAATATGACGTGGCGCCCCAGCCTGACGCGCTTCGACGCGAAGGCGCCGGTCAGCAACATCGTCTCCGCGCCACGCCTGACTGACGAGGGCAACAGCGTCTACGCACCGGACAAACAGCTCTGGGAGGCCATCAACGAATGATCAACTCCCGCCAGAAGGGCGCCTCGTTCGAGCGCGAGGTTGCCAAGGCTCTGACCGCTGAAGGTTTTTCGGCAAAGCGGGGCGCGCAGGTCTCGCAGGGATCTTGGGGGATCTCCGCACCAGACGTGATTGTGCCCTGCTTGCCGGACTGGCACTTCGAGTGCAAACGCCACGGCCGCGCGCGCTTCGACCTCGATGCGGCTATCGCTCAAGCCTACCGCGACGCCGAGCGCAAAAACTGTGCCGTGATCCATCGCAAGGATCACTGCCGCATGCTGGTCACCCTCACGTTCGAGGACTTCTGCGAACTCATGCGCCACAGCGATTTTCCCATCCAACCAAAAACACCAAACCCACATACACAAAATGAATAAAACCCTAACAACACCCGCGGGCGTCGCTCGCTATCCCAGACTCAACTCGCCGGACACCAAGTTCAGCGAGGAGGGCCAATACAAAGTAGACCTCGAAATGTCCGCCGAAGACGCGGAGCCGTTTCTCAAACAGATCGAGGCCATGTTCTCGGAGTTTGTCGCTGACAAAAAGCGCGAGCTGAAAAAAGACACGCTCAAGATCCACGCAGCGCCATGGTCCGAAAACGACGGACTGGTGCAGCTCAAGCTGAAGGTCAAAGCGACCGGCAAGAGCAAGGACGGCGAGACGTACACGCGCCAACCGAAGCTGTTTGATGCTTCCGGTCAGATCACCAACGAAAACATCGGCGGCGGGAGCAAGCTCAAGGTCGCTGTGGTGCCATACTTTTGGTACACCGCGTCGCTCGGCGCCGGAATCACCTTGCAGCCCAAGGCAGTCCAGATTTTGGATCTCGTCACTTGGTCTAGCGGCGGCACTGCCGAGGCTTACGGCTTCGAGGTAACTGAGGCGCCTCGCGCATCGGTCAAAACCGGAACCAACAACGAAGAGGTCGAGTGGTAGCCATGGCAACCACACGCAAAAGGGGGGCGGCAAAACGCCGCTCCCCTTCGGCCAAGGCCGCGGAGCCTGCGCCGGAGCGTTTCGCTGCAGACGGACGCAAACTCGTACGTTTGGAGAAGTTGAAAGCGCACCAGAAGTATATCCTCAAGGACGGCACGCAAGTGGTCGGCGCCTCGACCATCTCCAAGATCGGCGATGACCAGAGCAACTTGATCCACTGGGCATGGGGGCTTGGCAACAAGAACCAAGACTACCGCAAAGTGCGCGACCGCGCGGCCGACATCGGGACGATCACGCACTTCTTAATCGAGTGCTTTTTCCACGGTTGGGCGGCTGACCTCTCCGAGTTCGCACCGGCCGACATCGAGAAGGCGGGCGTCGCGTTCGCCAACTTCCTGTCTTTCTGGGAGGAGCAAGGTCTCACCGTGTTAGAACCGGAAGTGCAGCTCGTCAGCGAGGCGCACCTGTTTGGCGGCACGATCGACGCGCCGTCCGTAGACAAGGAAGGCCGCATTGTCTTGCTCGACTGGAAGACATCAAGCGGCATTTACCTGTCGCAAAAGCTGCAGCTCGCAGCCTATGAGCGCCTATGGAATGAGAACCGGCCGGAGCAACGTGTTCAGCGCCGCGCCGTCGTTCGCATCGGCAAGGAAAAGGCAAACGACCACAGCATCGAGTGGATGTTCTCTTCGGACAACGAGTGGGATCTGTTCAAGGCCCGCCTTGATCTGCACTACGCGAACCTCCGCTACAAGAAAGCCGCCTGATGCCTCGCCGCAAATACATAGCCATCATCCGTAGGAAGCTCGGCCGCGAAAAGGCGGACGGACTCACTATGGGTGATGGCCGCGTGTTCATTGATCCGCGGCAAAGCGGCATCAACGAGCTGGACACCATCGTCCATGAGTTGCTGCACGACTGTTTCCCCCACCTGAGCGAAGAGGCCGTCGCCGATGCCGCCGGAGTCATGGCGCGCAGCATGTGGCGCGACAAATGGAGGAGGGTCATGGAATGACGTCCGCAATCCTCATCGCCTTGGTCGGACTGGCTTACTTTGCCGTAGCCGTCGATCAATTCTGCATTCAGCACAACTTTTGGGCCGGTGTGGTCTGGTTTGGCTACAGCGTTAGCCAGATCGGTCTTTGGCACATGACCATCCGGCCATGATTCATGAGTAAATACAGTATTATGACAGACGAAATTGCCGAAATCGACAAGACCATCGCCCTGCTGAAAACGCAGCGCACCAAACTTGTCGCCGCGGCGGCAAAGAAGAAAGCGGATGCGTTGTGCGCGGAGATGCGCAAGCGCAAGCAAGCGAAATGAATTTTCTGATGGCAAAAGCGGGTTCGTGCAGGCGCGCATGGTGGTGTGCGCCTCGGAGCAAGCCGGTATGCCCAGCCCCACGGAGCACGACCAGTGGGGCGCCATCAAACTTTAGAGCGTCAGGGAATGCGGCGGACGTTGTGGTCTGGTCATTTCATCACCCCGCTCCTGTAACCGCATAAAACAGGAGCCGCTCTATGTATTTTGAAACCGAACAACACCGCGAGGTCGAGGCGCGCATGCTGCAGGAGGTCGCCGACAAATACGGCTACACAGTCGAGCGCTGCAGCAAGGCGTATCCGGTGGACGCCGTCTTCATGCGCAACGGCGTGGCCAAGCGTCTGGTCGAAGCGCGGCGCCGCTACAACTCGAAGGACGCATACCCGACGCTTTGGTGGAGCCTGCAGAAATACGTCAGCCTTTCCCAATACAGCCAGATCCTGCCGACCACGCTCATTGTCGAATGGACCGAGGGCATCTACGCGCTCGATATCACGCGCAAAGCGTATCCTGTTATTTATATGAGGCGCCCGAACGGCCGTTGCGCCGCGGACAATGAGCCGTGTGTAGACATACCGGTGTCGGACTTTAAGGCGGTCATCGAGCGACAATGATTAGCTGGTCACCATACCCCATGCGCGCCGAAGTCGCCGGTGTCGGCACCGCGTGGCTGCTCTACGTTCAGCCGCAGGGCGGCATGGCGAACGACATTTGGACTTTTGTGCCGGAGTCCACCGGCCAACCGCTGCACGTCCGCAGCGACCAGTTTCATTTTTCCGAGAATCCGACTTTAGACATAGCAACTTTGGGCGCTGACACGGCTTAACAAATCGGTTCTGGGAGGGACCGCGCGTCAACCAGTCAGCGCCCATTACATTTTAGAGGGGAGAGCGCAGCGGAGCCTGCGCAGGGGGAGTGAACGAACAGAAACAACGGTTTCAGCCGACCGAGCACCCTGTCATGAAGATCGACACCGATCTTCTGAGCAAATTGGGGCCGGAGGAAGGCTGGCAATATCTCAAAACGAGGGAAGAGCTGATTGCGCGCGAGGCGAGCGATCCGTTCCGCTTTGGTTATGTGCCGCCGCTATGGAAAAAAGCCAGCGAACTCCTCGATAAACACCGAGAGCTGCTCGTCATGGGCGGAAACAGGAGCGGAAAAACGGAGTGGGCGGCGAAGGAGGTCATTAAATTGATGCACAGCAAGGCCGGAGCCGTCGTCTGGTGCTTTGCCGAGACATCCGCGACCAGTATCGAGTCGCAGCAGCCGCGTCTTTGGAAATTTATGCCCCCTGAGTGGCGTAATGCGCGCAAAAGTCAGGTGACGAACATAAGTTTCACGGTCAAAAACGGATTCAGTGAGGCCAAGTTCGTGGCCCCCAATGGCAGTATCTGCTGCTTCAAAAATTACGCACAGGATTTGAGTGTCATAGAAGGCGCCGAGCTGGACATGGCATACTGCGACGAATTGGTGGGTCTTGACCTGCTAGACACGCTGCGATTCCGACTAATTGACCGCAATGGGCGGCTCGCGGTGACGTTCACGCCGGTCCAAGGCTACAGCCCGACCGTCGCGTCCTACTTGAACGGCGCAAAAACAGTCGAGGACGCCGACGCCGAGCTGCTGCCGAAGCGCGCAGAGAAGGACGGCGAGCAAATCATCACCGGATACGAAAAGGTGCCGGTCCTGCAGATGAGCACGCGCAACCGGCCGGTGCTCTACTTCCACACGCGCGCCAATCCATGGGCCGGATGGTCTCGCATGCGCAAGGAGCTGCAGAACGAGACCCGCGAGCGGATACTTTGTCGCGCCTATGGTGTGCCGACCAAGGCCATCTCTGGCCGCTTCCCCCTATTCAATGAGAAGGTCCACGTCATCAGGCATAGCGACGTGCCGGAGGGTACGCGGTATCACTGGGTCGATCCTGCCAGCGGCAGAAACTGGTTTCAGCTCTGGTCCGTCCACGACTCGGCTGGTCGCTGCATAATTTATCGTGAATGGCCAAGCATGGATGACTACATCCCATCGATTGGCTTCGCAGGCGAGTGGGCGCTGCCGGATGGCAAGAAGATGGACGGAAAAGCGGGACCGGCGCAGAGCGACTTCGGTTTCGGCTTGGAGCGATACGTCGAAGAGATCAAGCGCGTCGAGAACGGCGAGAAGATCTTCGAGAGATACATGGACAGCCGTTTTGGCAACGCGCCGACGCTCGCGCGCGAGATGCCGACGACCCTAATCGATGAGATGGGCGAGCTGGGTGTGGACTTCCTCGCCGCACCGGCCGACTCGATTGACGAGGGCATCGCCATGGTCAACTCCATGCTGCACTACAACCCTGAGCAGCCGGTCAACGCGCTTAACCAGCCGAAGCTCTACATCTCGGAGCGCTGCAAGAACACGATCTACGCGCTGGCGACGTATACCGGAGCGGACGGCAAGAAAGGCGCGACGAAAGATCCGGTTGACTGCGTGAAATTCATCGCGCTCTCCGGCGCCGGAAACGTGGACGGCGAGACGCTCATGTCCCGCGGAGGAGGAAGCTACTAGTGGCCATCTCCGGTGTTGTTCCCCCGCCCCCGCGCGCGCGTCCTCCCAAAAGGCGCAGGGATGAGCCGCCTCGCTGTGGTGTCTGTACCAAGCCGCTTGGCATCGAAGACATCCACGGCATCGACAACCAGCTCGGTGCGGTCTGCCACGAGTGTGGCCCACACGTCGTCGCAGCCAACAGCATTATGTATCCGTTCTACATCTGACCTTATGTTCACAAAAACCAAAACCATACCGGTGGACCGCTATGCCGTGTCCGACAACTACGACCCCAAGGGCGCTCTCGCGTTCAGCCGCGAGCAGGCGCCCAATGCCTACTTGGCCGTGATGACGGAGCTGCAGGACCGCATCGCCGACGCCGTCACGCTGTGCAGCACGATGGCGACATCGAAGGAGGGCGGATACCTCGCACACGCCGCCGGTCAGCTCTGCGCGCTGCAGGAACTGTGGGACGCGCTCGAAGCTCGGCGCGCGGAATCACATCGGGTGGAGTAGTTTTTGCGCAGTAGTTAAAGCGTGGCTTGAACTAATCGGAACAAGGTATGCGACGAAAGAAAAAGTGCATACGTTTTGTATCAAAAACACCGCACAAAAAGTGACACAAACTGTCATCACTTGCGCAGAAGTGTGTGCGATTCTATCCAAATGTCGCACGACGACATAAGCGATGTATCGCATAGCGACACCTTCCCGCCGCTGGCCTAACAG